TCTATGATATAATTTTATGTAGTTGGAGGAAATCATTATGAAAAAAAGTTACATAGCCGACAACATAATGAGAGAATACAGAAAAAGAAAACAATATGAAGACAACAAAAGATGGTCAGAAATGCAAAATTATATAAAAATAAATTGCATTAATTGTAAAAATAAAAGTACAGATTTATGCGAAATAAAAAGAAACATAGATGGAAATTTACAATGTGTAAATAAAAAAATATAAAATATTAAAGTACTAGGCAACTTTAATATATAAGAGTTTAATACCTTATATAAATTTCTACTATTGTAGATACGTGGTCTGTAAATGTTTTGTATATTGTTTAATACCTTATATAAATTTCTACTATTGTAAATATATATAAGATTACCGACTATCAAGAATGGTGATAAGCTATCCTAGTTAATAGCTATATATATAGAATGTAGTGATATAAAAAGCTAGCAATGGGAGCATAAGGTTGATGGCACTAATTCTGTCACAGGGAAGAAACGTGCAAGACTTCCAAGAAGTTCGGTTTAATAGACTAAAGGTTGAGCTGTGATATAGACCGTGAACTCAAACGATACAGAATAGCAATCTGTATAATCCTATATCATTACATTGTGTATATAGAAGAAAAGAGGTAAGTATAATGAATTTTATAATGAATAGAGATGAATGGATAATAGAATTAAAGACAGCAGAAGAAATGAAAAAGTTATATGAAATACAAAAATATCCAGATGAAGATGTATTTTTTGTTTTTGGGTTAACAAATAAAGCAGAGCATATAATTTATATAAATAGCGAAATGAACCAAAAACAACAAATTAAAACATTAAAACACGAATTAACACATTGCTATATTTGGGAAGCGGGATTATATAATGTACCTAATTTTAATGAAGAAATGGTATGCGATTTAGTTGCTTGCAGTAATGATTTTGTAAATGAAATGGTAAAACGTTTTAAAGATGAGGTATTAAATGGATAAATTAAAAATAGAGTATGTAGATATTAATAGTATAAAACCATATAAGAAAAATCCAAGAAAGAATGAAAAAGCTATTCCTTATGTTATGGAAAGTATAAAACAATTTGGATTTAAAAATCCTGTTATATTAGATAAAGACAATGTAATAGTAGCAGGACACACAAGAATAGAAAGTGCTAAAAGATTAGGAATAACAGAAATACCTTGTATATATGCAGATGATTTAACAGATGAACAAATAAAAGCATTTAGATTAGCAGATAATAAGGTTGGAGAAATAGCAGAATGGGATATTGATTTATTAGACACAGAGCTAGATGATATATTAAATATAGATATGTCAGACTTTGGCTTTGATTTAGATTTAGAAGATGAAGAAGAAAAAGAAATAATAGAAGATGAAGTACCAGAAGTACCAGAAGAACCAAAAGCAAAATTAGGAGATATATATCAACTAGGAAATCACAGATTAATGTGTGGAGATAGCACAAAAGAAGAAGATGTAGCAAAATTAATGAATGGAGAACTTGCTGATTTGGCAGTTACAGACCCACCATACAATGTAAATATAGGTCAGGGTGGTGGCAGTATATGCTCTATGAGAATACAAAATCATAGAACAGACGGTGCAACTATAAAAAATGACAATATGGATGATAGTGAATTTAATGTGTTTTTAATCAAAGCGTTTAAAAATATGTATGAGAGTTTAAAAGATGGTGGAGTATTTTATGTGTGGCACGGTCAAACAAAAAGTGATATATTTATTCAAACACTAAGAAAAAATCAACTTGAAATAAGAGAAATGCTTATATGGAATAAAGATAGACTTGTAATGGGTAGACAAGATTATCAATGGAAACACGAGGGATGTGTATATGGTTGGAAAGATGGTGCTAGTCATTATTTTATAGATGATAGAAAGCAAACAACTGTATTTGAAGATAAAAAACCAGATATAAAGAAAATGAAAAAAGAAGAACTTGTTAAATTGTTAGAAGAAATATATAGTGATAAAACAAGCACAACCATAATTAATGAAGAAAGACCTAGTATAAGTGAAGAACACCCTACTATGAAACCTGTAAAATTAATAGCAAGGCAAGTAAAAAATAGTTCAAGAATAGAAGAAAAAGTATTAGATTTGTTTGGAGGGTCAGGAACAACTTTAATAACTTGCGAACAGTTAAATAGAAAATGCTATATGATGGAGTACGACCCACATTATATAGATGTAATAATACAAAGATGGGAAAACTTTACAGGAGAAAAAGCTATAAAAATAAATTAAAGGAGTTATAAATTATGGTGGAAAAAGTAAATCCGAAACATGTAGACAAAATAGCAGATAGAATAGCAGGAGCAATAGTAGATTTAGCATATACAAAAGAAAAGAATCCAAAGATAGCAGTTGAAGTATTAATAGGACATGGGCATTGTTTTATAATAACTGAAACAAATGCCAAAGTATCTTTTCAAGAAGCTGAAAACGCAGTTCACAGAATAGCTGGAGAAGATATAGAAGTTCATATATTACCAAACAGACAAGATGTAGAACTTGCTAAAAACCAAGAAGAAAAAATAAGATGTGGTGATAATGGAATATTTAAAGGAATGCCATTAACAGAAGAAGATAAGGAAATAAGTAAAATAGCAAGATTTTTATATAAGAATTATAATAGCGATGGAAAGTATATACTAGATAAAAACAAATTGATTATATGTCAAAGCAATGCAAAGAACAATGATATATATGCGAACTTTAGTGATGCAAATTTTGATTTAATTATAAATCCATTAGGAGAATGGACAAGTGGAACAGATGTAGATACAGGAGCAACAAATAGAAAACTTGGAAGTGATATGGGAGAAGCAGTAACAGGTGGAGGACTACACGGAAAAGATTTATCTAAAGCAGATGTATCTGTAAATATATATGCGTTCTTAAAAGCACAAGAAACAGGAAAGCCAGTAGAGTTATGTTGTGCAATAGGAGATGAAGAAATAGACGGAAAACCATATAGCGAAATAGTAGAAATAGCAAGACAATATATAAAAGAGCAAGGTGGATTTGAAAAGTTTGCTGAATGGGGATTATTTTAAGATAAAAAGGAAGTGATATAGTGGCTAACAACACACAGAATTTAAAAGTGCCAACCTCGGAAGAAGCTCGAGAATACGGTAGACTAGGTGGCATTGCAAGTGGCGAAGCTAGAAGAAAAAAAGCCACTATGCTTTCAGTATTAGAAAAAACACTAGATGAAACAAATAATAAAGGGTTAACATATAGGGAACTTGTAACATTAGGGCTGATAAAAGGAGCTATGAATGGAAGTAGCAAAAACTATGAATTAATAACAAATATGATGGAGCAGAAAGAAAGAAAAGAAAGTGAGCAACAGGTATTTGTTACAATTCCAGCTAAAGACATAGCAAGTTCTTTTGTTGATTTAAATAGAAGTATAGATGATAGAGAATACAGAGAATATTATTTAGAGGGTGGAAGAGGAAGTACAAAGTCCTCTTTTGTTAGTGAAAAGATAATAGAAATATTAGAAAATAATCCTAGAATGTGTGCAGTTGTATTAAGACAAGTAAAAGATACGTTAAAAGACTCTGTATATGCTCAATTAGAATGGGCAATAGATACATTAAGCGAAACATATCCACATATAAAAAGCGATTATAGATTAACAAAAAGCCCATTAGAAATAACAAAGGAAAGTACAGGGCAAAAGATATATTTTAGAGGTGCAGATGATTATGGCAAAATTAAATCATTAAAGCCACCAAAAGACAAATATATAGGTGTAACGTGGTATGAAGAAGCAGACCAATTTAAAGGAATGAATGAAATAAGAAAAATAAATCAGTCTTTAATAAGAGGTGGAGAAGATTTTATACAATTCTATTCATACAATACACCTGCAAGTTCTATGCACTTTATAAATGTAGAAAAGATAATACCAAAAGAAACAAGATTAGTTCATTTGTCAGATTATAGACAAGTACCTTTAAAATGGTTAGGAAGTGCTTTTGTTGATGAAGCGGAGTTCTTAAAGTCAGTAAATGAAAGACTATACGAAAATGAATATTTAGGATTAATGACAGGAACAGGTGGAACAGTATTTGAAAATATAGAGTTAAGAGATATAACAGACAAAGAAATAGATACATACGACTTTATATATCAAGGAATGGATTTTGGTTGGTTCCCAGACCCTCTTGCTTGGGTTAAATGTTGTTATAATCCTAGTCAAAGAACATTATACATATTTGATGAATTTGTTGTAAATAAAATGAGTAATCAAGATGTATGGAACGCATTAAAAGAACAAAAAGGTGTAACAGAAGATGATATAATAACAGCAGATAGTGCAGAGCCAAAGTCAATTGGAGATTTTAGAAGCTATGGAAGTGCAATGAGAGGAGCAGAAAAAGGAGCGGGAAGCGTTGAATATTCAATGAAGTGGCTATCAGCACTTGCTAAAATAGTAATTGACCCTAAAAGATGCCCTGTATCAGCTCAAGAATTTAGTACATACGAATATCAACAAGACAAAGATGGAAATTACATAAGTGGATATATAGACGCAGACAATCATTGTATAGATGCCACAAGATATGCACTTAATAGGGTTTGGAAGAAAAAAGGTCAATAATCTATATTATGTAACAAAAGTAAACATAACAACATAAAAGTATCGAAAATTACCGAGAAAACACTTTTGAATTAAAAATTATTATTGATACCATATTTTTATAAAATATATTAAAATCAACAAAAGATAAACATTGTAAACATAAAAAGTTAAAAAGGAGGAAAAAAAGAGTGTTTCAAAAATTTATTATGTGGATATTCAGACTATTTAATATCCAATCGCAAACAACTCAAAAAGAAGTAGAGGACAATCAAAAGTATGCAGTAGAATACGAAAGAATAGATGAGATTAATTTTAATTCAATATTTAGTAACAAATTAGCAAATTATGTTATTAATGACAGCAATGTAAATATTACAGGGGAAAATGCAAGAGTGGAACTATTAAATAAGGTTCTTCAATCAATGTGGAAAAAAGCAAAGAAAATAACATCAATGGGATTTGGTTATGGTGGAGTTATATTAGTGCCTTATGTTAAAAGTGGAAAGATATACTATAATATAGTTTCACAAAGTAGAGTAACAATAGATGAAGTAGAGGGAGAAAATATAATAGGAGCAACTATAATAGCAGACAAAAGGACAGTAAATAGAGGAATAAGAAATAGTAAGACATATTATAGATTAACAAATTACAGAGTAAGAAATGGCAATATAGAAATAACACAAAAGTTCACAGATGAAAACGGACATGAAGTTGCAGTTCCAGACTTTTGGAAAAACATAGAACTTAAGAAAGTAATAACAGGAGTAGACCGAGCATTATTTGGATATATTAAAAGTCCTATAAATAACAGAAAGACAGATGACAAATATGGTGTACCAATTACTTATGGTTGTGACAGTACAATAGCAGAAATAAAAGAAACAATGAAACAACTATATAGAGAATACAAGTTAAAAGAAGCTTTTGTTGGTGCAGATAGTACAATGTTTAATGGAAAAGACTCATTGCCTTTAAATGGATTATTTAAAAAAGTAGATGCTGGAGATGATAATTTTTTTGAAGTATTTGACCCTGCATTTAGACCATTTACAGAAAGATTACAAGAGCTATTTAGAAGATTAGAACACGAAATAGGAACATCAGCTGGAATATTAAGTGAAGTAAATACAGCCAATGCAACAGCAACAGAAATAAAAAGAAGTATGTATGATACATTCACAATAGTTGATGATATGCGTAGTAACATAGAAAAAGGAATTGAAGATTTCTTATATAGTGCTAATGTATTAGCAAATGCTTATAATTTAACACCACAAGGTGACTATGAGGTAAGTTTTGATTGGGATTATAGCTTATTAGAAGATAGTCAAGAAACATTCAGCCAATTAATAACAGCACAAGCAAAAGGTATTATATCAGAGGTAGAAATAAGACAATGGCTAAAACCAGATGAAACTTTAGAAGATAGTCAAAAAGCAATAGAAGAAATAAAAGCAAGTGAACCAAGTGTTGATGAATTAATACCAAATAATGCAGAAGAGTAGGTGGTAGCCTATGTTAAGTCAAGAAGTAGAAGAAAAATTAGCGAATATATTAACTGAAAGAATAGAACAATCCAATACATATATATTAAAAAGAATAGGCGAAACAATAAAACAAATAAGCACATTAACACCTAGCCAAGCTTATCAAATACAACAAATATTGAAATATCGGTGGAACTTATAACGAAATAGCAAAAGAACTAGCAAGAGTAAGTGGTAAGAATGTACAAGATATTTATAAGATATTTGAAGAAGTAGCAAAGAACAATAAACAATTTGCAAAACAATTTTATCAATATAGAGGCATTGATTATATACCATATAAAAAAGATATAGCATTGCAAAATATGGCTAAAAGTTTAGCAAGCATAACAGCTGGAATGTATAGGAATATATCAAATACAAGTGTAATAGGATTTATACAAGATGGAACATTTAAGCAATTACAACAGGTTTATCAAGACACAATAGACAAAGCTATATTAAGTATAAGTCAAGGTAAACAAGACTTTTATTCTAGTATGAGGCAAACATTAAAAGAACTAGGTGGAAGCGGTTTAGTGCAATATGAAAGTGGTAGAACTAGAAGATTAGATAGTGCAGTTCGTATGAATATACTAGATGGAATGAGAGCATTGAACAACGAAACAAGTAGAAGGTTTGGAGAAGAATATAATGCAGATGGAATTGAAATATCTGTTCACGCACACCCAGCTCCAGACCATGCAGATATACAAGGCAGGCAATTTAGTATAGAAGAATATGACAAATTAGAAAATGGAGAAATAGCAACAGATTATCAAGGCAATAAATATGATGGTGCAGATAAAAGACATATTGGAGAATATAACTGCTATCATAAAATATTTAGTATAGTTTTAGGAGTAAGTAAGCCAGAATACACAGATAAGCAATTAAATGACATACGAGAATCAAATCTAAGCGGTTTTGAATTTGAGGGTAAACATTATACTATGTACGAACGGAACTCAATTATGCAGAAGAGTAGAACTTGAAATAAGAAAAGCTAAAGATACACAGATATTAGCAAGAGCTAGTGGAGATGATGAATTAGTACAAGAAAGTCAAGCTAGAATAAGTCTATTGACAAAGAAATATAATAAACTATGTCAAGAAAGTGGTTTACAACCTAAAAAGATTAGAATGCAAGTGTCAGGATATAAAAGAATAAAAGTATAATGTGGACAATGTGGATAACTTTGTGGATAACTTAAAAGGAGGTGTAAAATATGGATAATTTAGTAAAAGTACAATGTATATTAGAAAGTGGTTACAATGATAAAGATTTAGGAGAATACATTGAATATAATCAAATATATTTTGTGAGTGAAGAAAGAGCAGAATTTTTAAAAGATAAAAAAGCAGTAAGAATAATAAAAGATGACATTGAGGAAATAGAAAAACCAAAAAGAAGAAGACGTACGATATAAGTTGCACAAATTTAAAAAGTATGTTATAATGCAAGTGAGGTAACAAATGAAAGAATATCGTTGTACTGAATGCAATAAACTATTATTCAAAGGAAACTTTACAGGAATAATAGAAATATTATGCAATAGATGTAAAAAAGTTATAGAAATAAAAGCAGAGTGTCTAGAACACCTAACTACAAAATAGTTGGGTGTTTTTATTTTGTTAATAACTCGAAAGAGTTTAAATAGGTTTAGTAATTTACCGTAAAATTACAATCTACTTTTTTAAAGGTGGAGTTTACCACTAGAAAAAATCGGATTAAAAAAGGAGGATATATTATGAGTTTAAAAGATTTTTTAACAGATTTAGAGATTGGAGAAAACAAAGTTAAATTGTCAAAAGATGAAATCAAAAGTATTATAGCTGAAAGTGGAAAAGTTGTGGAAAATGAAAAAAACAAAATAGAAGAACAATATAAAAATGATATTGAAAGCTATAAAACAACTATTGATGATTTAAAAGGACAAATAGAAAAAGCTCCATCATCTGAAGAAATGGAAAATCTAAAGCAAAAAATTACTGATTTTGAAGCAAAGGAAACAGCTAGAATAGAACAAGAAAAAGAGGCAAAAGCAGAACAAACATTAAATAATAATATTTTAGCAGTTTTTGGAGATAGAAAATTTAGTAGTGAGTATGCAAAAAACGGATTGCTATCTGATATAAAGGCAGAAATGAAAAAAGAAGAAAACCAAGGTAAAGGAATAAAAGACATATTTGAAGAATTGACAAAGGATAAAACAGGAATATTTGAAAACCCTAATCAATTCCAAGATATGACACCTATGGGAGATATTGATAATACAGTATCTAAAGAAACTTTTGACAAAATGTCTTATAATCAGAGACTAGAACTAAAAGAAAGTAATCCAGAATTATTCGAAAAATATAATAAATAGGAGGAATTTAAAATGGCATTAACAAAATTAGAACAATTAGTAGACCCAGAAGTTATGGCACCAATGATAAGTGCTAAACTTACAAAAGCAATAAAGGTAACACCTTTTGCAAAAATTGATAATACTTTACAAGGTAGAGCAGGAGATACTATTACAGTACCAAAATTTCAATACATAGGAGATGCAGAAGATTTAGCAGAAGGAGTAAAAGCTGGAACAGTTCAACTTACAACTACAACAGCTGAATATAAAGTTAAGAAAGCAGTTAAACAAGTACAATTAACAGATGAAGCAGTTCTATCAGGATATGGAAATCCAGTAGGAGAAACAAATAACCAATTAGGATTAGCAATAGCTTCAAAAATAGACCAAGATGCAATGGACGCATTACAATCAGCAACAGTTGCATATACAGGAACAGGAAAAATATCTTACAATGGAATAGTAGATGCAATTGATTTATTCCAAGAAGAGGATAATGTTGAGAAAGTTATGTTTGTACACCCATCTCAAGTATCTGAATTAAGAAAAGATGAAAACTTCATTTCAAGAGAAAAATATGGAAATCAAGTAATGATTAATGGAGAAATTGGAATGGTAGCAAATGCTAGAATAGTTCCATCAAAGAGAGTTCCATTAGCAGAAGGTGTATATTCTTGCCCTATTGTTGAATTAAGAGGAGAAGAGCAAACAGGAGATGATACATCTGCAATCACAATTTATATGAAACGTGGAGTTAACATTGAAACTGAAAGACATCTTGAAGATTATACAACATTAATTGGAGTAGATGAGCATTATGTAGCAGCTTTAACAGATGAAAGCAAAGTAGTATTAGCTAAATTTAAAGCTTAAGAGGTGGTTTTATGAATAAATATATTTTAGGAAATAAAATCATAGAAGCAACAGAGGAAAGATATAACAATAATTTTAAAGATATTGGATATGTTCCTTATGTTGAAAGAAAAGAAGAAACAGAGAGCGAAAGACCTAGAGAAATAAAAAGAAAAAGAAGAATAAAAGAAGATTAAAATGGAGGTGTCTATAATGGAGTTTACAAAACAATACTTGACATATGAAGAATATCAAGAATTAGGTGGTACTCTTGAAGAGACACCTTTTGATATATTAGAATTGGAAGCACAAAAAAATATAGATAAATATACATTTGGCAGATTAAAAGATTTAGAAGAACAAATAAATGAAGTTAAAATATGCGAGTATAAATTAATTGAGTTGCTAGATACTTATAATTCATATAATGCACAAAATAAATCGGTTTCTAGTGAAAATACAGATGGATATAGTGTAAGTTATAGCGGAGCTAGTGAAAACGTTTCAAAAGCCAAAATAAACGATATTAAAGGCATAATAAAAGCATATTTAGCAGAATGTTATTTAGAAGATGGCACACCATATTTATATGTGGGGGTGTAAGCTATGATAACAAATGGAAGTATAACTTATTATCACAAAACATTAGATAATAATAAATTGCCAGTATGGAACAGATATGTATTTGAAGATGTATGGCACTTTGGAGGAGAAGGAAGCTCTATCAATAAAGGATATGAAAATGCCAATGATGTAAATATAAGAATACCAATGAAATACGTTGAAGACAAGAGCATATTTACAATTGGAGATATTATAGCGATAGGAACACAACCTAATATAGAAAAGCAAAGTGATTTACAAGGCAAAGAATTTTATAATGTAACAAGCATAACTATAAATGAATATGGAAATAATCCACACGTTCATTTAGGAGGAAAATAAAATGAAGATGAAGCCTATAAGTCAAATTAAAGCTGATTTAGGAATAAATCCTCGGTGGTAGAGTACAAAGT